ATGAGCCTTAACAAGGGCTACCAATTCTCTATCCATTGGTGCATTTATTGCTTTTTTATACAAACGTGCAAATGCTGGCTCACCCATTCGTTTGTCTTTCATTCTAAATCGTACTTCTTTTTTTCCAGTAACAGGATGTTGTGGGGAACGTACTGCTCGCTTATGGTAATAGCTTGTTGGGTCCATAAGATAATCATTAAATTTAACCACATCAGTAAACCATCCACCACCAGTATATTGTGGGTGTTTTTCATAATAAGATACATGAACATCTTTCTCAAAGCCTGATCCCTCTGTTATTAAATGCTCTTGAAATGTTTTCATTATAAAACTCCTTCGTGATCTCTTGTAGTAAGTTTAAGTTTTTTCTGAAGTTTTTTAGTCTTAGTTCCCCATGAATCATCACCATGTACACTAGGTGGAGATAATGTTGGTGTGTTCCCCTTCTTGTGCAGTTTCATCCAAAGATCATTATATCGGTCTTGTTCTTTCTTAGACCATCCACCTCTACCGGCGGCCTTCATACCAAGATCTTCTAGTTCTTTTTTATCTGGATCTTCTTTTTCTTTTTTGGAAAAGAAACCTTCATTATGTTGCTTAAAAGTTTTCATTAATATCTCCTACTGAGGAAGTTCTTGAGGATCTACTTCTTCTTTTATTCCATAGTTTTTCAAGATGGAAGCTACTTTCTTTGATAGTTTCAAGCCTGTAGTGCTGTGTGTTCCTTTTCTTAACTTAGATGCTAAACTGAAAAGTGCGGGTGCGTCTGCTCCACCTTTATCTGCTATTGCTTCTATTTCATCTGCGGCCTGACCTCTTACTTTTTTATTAGCTTCATCAAGATTAAATTGATTAAAACTATGTAGTTTAGGTTTATCCATGTTTCCTTTATTTAATAAGTTGTCCTAAGTTCTTATACAGACCAACTACTTTTCTTTGATCATTTTTCTTAAGAGCGGTTATAAGTTGATTGGTTATATCTTGTATCAAATCGGCTAAATTCTGTATATCACCTTCATCGAGCATATTCTGATTAAATAACCCTCTTCTTTTCTTTGTTGATATACCGGCACGTTTTGCAGCTCGTTGCATTGCTGAATCTTTAGGATCTTTTTTTGATGATTGACTCCAATGATCAGATCCTTTGCATAGTTTTTTGTGTCTACTTCTCATAAGTTTAGACTTTAAATCATCTAAAGGTACGGCACATATTTCTTCTCCTCTTTCAGTAATAAGAGCCATATCATGAGCGAGATCTTCTTCTTTAGAGATTTCATATAATCTTGCGGTTGCTTCTTTAAACCTTTTCATCTTCTCCCTTTTTCTTGTTTACTGGCCAGTTTGTACAATAAGGATGATTTGGATCATGCCGTTGTTCATATTCATCTACGTAATGGTCATAACCAAATTGAGGTTCGTGTCCTTCGTGCCAATCTTTCTCAACCTCTTTTTCCACTATTTGTCCCAGTTCTTTGCTGCGTTAAAGTTTTGCATTGAAAATTCCATTCTGTCAACCAATTTGACCGCTCCACCTTTAAGTTTATCTATTGCAACGAATCCCTCTGGCGCTGTTACTTTAAACCCTGTAGAGGTTTTCATCAATGTCTTAATATCTTTAACTTTCTCCAACTTACGAACAATCAACAACTTTGCATCGATAAGTAGATTTTGTAGTGCAAATATCTTGACCAGATCCGAAGAATGTTTTCTGAAGAAGTCAACATATAAATCCATCTTACGTTGTTTCTCTATCTTTGTATTTTCACGTTTTACTTTATCTACATCTGCTCTCAATTTGTCATATACAAACTTGATCACTCCTGCGGTATGTCTTTTTACGTTTGTAATCTTTTGACCTTCTCTTACCATTTTATTATTATAGGTCTTTATCAATTCTTTGGGAGTTGGATCTCCTGCGACCATAGCCAAAGTATTAGAGTCTATCTGTTTGAACAACTTGCCCGCTTGACTTAATATTTTAGTAACTTGGTCTGTTTCGGTCTTGGTCATAGTAGAACTTCCAGAAGTATCTCTAAATGATGCGTCTGCTTGCCAAGTTGAACTACTTTCTGTAAATGCTCCACTAGAAACACCAAAAGAGGCGGACATGTCCTCCATCGTAGTACCACTATAAGTGGTATGCCAGACGATACCCATATTAGAGGACAGGATTTTCGCCGCCAACTTTGATTTTACTGGTATTGCATAAACAATCGTATTAGGTTGAAAAGTAATGTATGGTTCACCATCAATCGTTTCTCGTTGTATATCTTCTGAAGTATACATCATGTCACCCTGTAAAACGCCTTGTATGTTTACTTTGGATAACTCTTTTAATGCGACTTTCAGTTTAGATGCTAGTCCACCAGAGTGATTACTATCTATATCTTCATTGGTGTAATTTATCTTTGCGTTCTTTGCGAATACACCCTTTGTTCCTACGAAAAATCTATCATTCTCTGGATTGATTCCTGCGAATACTGCCGGAGCTCCATCCCATTTTACTGTAACATCTACAGAGGAATCTGAGTTTCCTGCTAACATATCCCTCAATCCTTGAAGGAAGTTTATTGCTCCCCTTGCTCCTGGCACTCCATTGTTTAACACCTCATCTTCAAGGTGTTCCATGTGAAGGTTTTTTGCTTCTGTTAAGAATGATCCGAATGCAAACATTATTGTGCCTTCATGTGAGGACCAGACCAAACAGATTCCGATTTAGCAAAAAGTAACATTCCTAATACAATTTCATGTAACTTATCTACACTTTTTCTCTTTATAGAAGAAAACACAAGTCCTAACATAATAGTTTGAAATCTTGCCATAACCCTTACTTGCATTTCACTTTCTCTTAACTTCTTTTTTATTGCATATTCATTAACATATTCTAAAAATGTTTTAGAATCTATAAGTCTATCATAATTGGCAGGATTTGCAGTTGATGCCCATTCAATAATATTATTATCTCTTACAAGTGGCCACGCTCTCTTAACTCTATTAAATGTCCTTGAACCATCTTTTGTAAATGTATAAACTCCTGTTTTTTTATCTTTTTCGACTATTTTCTTTGCTACACTTGAGACAGCTTTTGATGCCTGTGCACCGCCCGTTAAATGATCAATATATTTTAAATAAACTTTACCTTGTGCCGCTAATGCCGCTTTCTTTTGGGCTTCTCCCCTAATAAGTTCTCCAATTTTTGGGCTAAACAATCTATACATAACAGAATAACCTTCCATTCCCATTCCACCATACTCTGTATTAACGTTTTGAGCAAATAAATCTCCAAATTTCATATCAAAATCATCAACAACATAAACTGGACGTTTTCTGGCATTTATTGTATCAACTTTACCACTACCCAATTTCAAAGATATACCTATGATACCTCTACCACCTTCAATAGAATCTAGAAGGTAATTATTTAAATCTGCTAAAGTTCCATGATCTTTTAAATCTTCATAATAGAGCCAAACATCTGCCGGATTCCATTTATCTTTATCAAATGTTTGTCCGGGTACTGCGGCCGGGAAAAGTTCTTTTGCTTGTTGTACTATATCAAGTTTAGAATAATCTTTAACATATCTTTGTGGTGCAGAGGGTACTGATGATATGAATTTTTTTGCTTGTTTTCTATGAGATTGTAACCAATCATCATTATTAGATAACCAAAAAACTAACCCTTGTGCTGCACTTTCATCTAAAAATTTCTCTTTTGAATTGGTAATTTTTGAATATACTTTTGGTTCTCCTGACATTTTTTCAAAAAGTTCATCATCTGTTAAATCACCATATCCACAATAATAAGCACTTAATACTAAAAGCCAAGATATTTCTTGTTCTTCAGTTTGTCTACTACCTCTACCTTTAACTGCTCCTGCGAGAGTTATTTGATTTTCATTCCATAAAAAAGTATAAAATGAAGAACTAGGATTACCTTGATCTTTGGGGGCAAGAACTACAACATCATCCACTTCAAATGTTTGTTTAATTAGTTTAACAAAATCACCATTTTTCATTCCTTTGGGATTGTAAACTCTTGCAAGATTAGAATGTTTTTCTAATCCCGCAGATTTTCCAGCGGAGATTATTTGGGCTTGGATCTCTTTTCGACCTTCATGTAAGGCTTCAGCCTTTTTAACATCATCATTTGTCCAACCCTTGAAATTTAACATTCATTTCTCCTAAATTAAAAACAATTTACTGATATATTTATAATAACGGGATACTTAAGCCGGATTTTTTGGTGGGGGATCTGGAATAGGGGGTAATTCACCTTCATATCGGTGTTTCAAGACTTCATGATGAAAAACTTCTTGTGTTAGTTCGTGCCAACCAATACAAGTGTCTTCATCAACTACAGCACAGTAAATTTGACCGACTGGATCTTCCATAACATATATCATTTCTCTATCAAAGAGATCACTCTTGTCTGTGATGAACAAACAATGTATCATTTGACCCAATTCAGGGTTGATATAGTAGCAATCCGGTTGGAATGCTTTGAGGGTGGGTACAGATAGATTTTTATAAAATTCTTCTCTATCTGCTTTCCTTGTTGCTCTTCTCTCTTCAAGATTAATTACATTATCTCCACTCAAAACTGAAACTCCCCGAAATCCTTTTTATTTTTCATCCTACCACCCGTTGCAATATCGAATGAGGGAGTATCATCCTTTTCTTCTTTTCCAGTATCAACAAGTCCGGATTGAGATTCTTCACCTAAATCAGTAAGTCTCATTTTAGCTCTATCAACTCCAACTAAAAACTTCTTATTTGATGTAGGATCACTATAACGATTTTTTAACTGTTTGATCAATAATTGTCCAGCTTCTTCTAAATTCTCATTCGTGATTAGAGCAAACATAAAATCTGCTGTGGCTGGTAGTCCAAAACTTTCACTAGTGTCTTCAAGTCCAACATCAGTATTTTGAAATCCTGCTCTGTTTGTTTGTGTTGCTGATACAATAGGTACATCAAACTCGACTGCCAATCCCCTAAGTTCTTCTGCTATAGATTTAATATAACTGTATGAATTGGTGTATTGACCTGGACGTATTCTAGAAGAAGAACATATATTAATATAATCAACTAGGATCATATCAGGTTTGAAGTTTCTCTTGAGATTTAGTTCATTCAATAATGCTCTGAAATGGTTTGTACTAGCTGCGGCAGTAGGGTATTCTTTGATGATTAACCTACCCTTAACAGTATTCAAAAGCCCTTGAATCTTCTTCTCATACATTGTTTTGGGTAAACTCGCCAGATCATCCAATCGAATATTCAATAAGTTTGCATCAATACGTTCTGCGATTCGTTCCTCTGCCATTTCCAAAGTAATGTACAAAACATTATTACCTTGAGATAATGCTCCGGCCGCTACATGACACATGAACAAAGATTTTCCAACTCCTGTTCCGGCTAATGCAACGTTTAAGGTTTTAGAGGATAATCCACCTCCTGTTATCTTGTTGAAGTATTCAAGGTCAAAGGGAATCTTTTTCTCAATCCTATGATAGAAATCATAACGATCATCAGAATCCAAAAGGTAATCATGACCAACGTGAGGATCAAAGCTAACAGACAAAGCATCGGTAAGCAACTCAGGAATAGCACCTTTGTCCGACTTAGATTTTTCGGGTTCATCCAATATTTTAATTGAGCTGACAACGGCATTGTATATTGCTTTGTCTTGACAGAATTTTTCTGTTGTTTCCAATAACCATGAAAGATCCGATTTTTCATCCTTTTCCCCTTCCAAATGGGTTATGAGTCCCGATACGTTTTCAAACTCTTCATCTTTCAATGGAGTATTATCCAACTCAATAACTAGAGCCTCTTTAGTGGGTAAATTATTATATTTGGTAATAAATGATTCTATTTGTTGATATAATAATTTGTCTGTATGTTCTAAAAAATAATCTTTACTTAAGAAAGGTAATACCTTTCTAGAATATTCTTCATTGTGTATCAGATTCTTGAGTATTAGTGTCTCTATCCGCTGCTGCATATTTGTCCATTTGTCGTTGTATAATTTCTATTAACCATTCACCTAATCGATGCTCAAACTCTTTACCATCTGATTCGGTAATTTCATATTCTAAATTGTGTGGTGCCACTTCGATGTCGTATTCATATTGACAGGCTATATCATCCCCCACTAATTCTTGTTCTACTAATTTGAATGAGGTATATCGAACTACTGCACCCTCAAATGGTGATCCATCTTGAACCACTATACATAATGATTTATCATCCGGATCATTTGGATTTGAACACTCTTTGTAAGGATCGTCTCCAGTCTCAAAATATGGATCATTTAATGTAGTCCTTAAATCGGTATCTGACTTATTACCTTCTTTAAAAAATTCATTCTTCTTCGGCATCAATCACCTTTTCACTTTCTTCATCTTCTCTACCTCCATAGAGAAATACTGTTTTTGCATAATCATTTAATTTATCTAGAATTTCTGGTGTAAAATATTTTTCTGGGTCACTTAGAATAGCCTTTCCAAAAATTTTACTACCATCAGGCATTTCATATCTGGTGGAAACCTTATTAAAAATTCCGGCTTCTTCGGCTAATTCAGTCAGTCCATAATACCTATTCAAACCTTGATCATACCTCAATAGAACATCAACTTTTTTGTTTTCTTTGGTCAATCTAGACTTGAAATTTTTACAATGTATTACGTTCCCCACAACATCTGTACCCTCCTTCTCCTTCCTCTTGGAAAGGAAAATGATTGTAGATGCCGCATACTGTAATCCACTACCCCCACCCATTACATCAGTTGGAAACATTGTGCCAACTTGTTTGTATGTATGATTAGTTACAAGTAGAGGAATTCCTGCTTTACCTAACTTAAGTGTCAAGACTCTGAAACATCCTTTGACAAGTTGTGCTCGCGTCATGTCCTTAGTCTCTTTACCATCAGTAATGTCAGTAACTTCTTTTGTTGTCGATAACATTCCAAGTGAATCTAGACACATCATTATCGGTCTATCTTCAGTATGGTTTTCTACTACCTTAACTGCTTGATGAGTAAATTCTTGAATTGTGGTGACAGGGAGAATTATCATTCGTTTTGAATCAATTCCCCTCTCTTCAATCATGTCTTTAGTGAGAGCAGATTCAGACTCAAAATAAAGAACACCACCGCTAGGGTTATCTGTAAGAAACTGTTTGACCATACCCAATGCAAAGAATGTTTTGCCAGTAGCAGTTTCTCCTGCCAATGCTGTAATTTTGTTAGAAGGGATTCCTCCATAAATGTCTCCTGAAACTAATGCGTTTAAAATATAACTTCCTGTATCTACATGTCCAGTAACATCACCTGCTTCAACTCCATCTGAAACTTTTGCTGCAAATTCATTACCTGTCGCCTTTAATAAATTATCTAAATAATCACTCATCTTTTTTCCTTTTCTATTATAAAAACGATACCATAGTTATTCTAGGATAATCCATAAAATCTAATTTACTATGATAAGCGCCATGAAACATACCTGCGGGATATACAATTACTCTATTAAAATCATGCTTTAAAAATTTTGGTGGTATTTTCCAAAATCTTTCTGGACATTCATTATAATAACTCCTACCATCTTCCATGTTATCCGGCACAAGAACTAAATGTTGTGTTTCTTGAGTTAGTCTATGTGTTCCATGTATGGATTCCCAAAAACCAATTCCATTTTTTTTAATATCGGTTTCATCATTAAAACATACAGTCATTGCATATTTAACATATTCTCCATCTGGATGAGGTTGATTTCCAAAACAGTCTGGAATATTTGTCAAAGATGGCCTATTTTTCCATTGAAATAAATTTGAAGTTACACTTCTTATATTTGTTTGAACAAATAGTTCATCATTTGATATAGGAGAATATGAATAAGTTAAATAAATTATTCTATCAATTATTTTATATAAATCTAATACTTGATGCAATGAATGATGATGTCTACAATCCCAATATTCAACAAAATTTTTACCATTCGATGAATGTTTCCATCTAGGGGCAGGGCTCTCTAAAAGATATTCCTTAACTCTATGGGGATATTTAAACATATTATCATACGTTATAATGGTTTCTCCATAAATGTTATGTTCTATCATTTTATTTGCATCAAATTCATTTACTGCAAATAATTCATCCGGTATGAATGGTTTCATTTTTTCTTAGAATAAGTTCCCCTTTAATTTCGTGTATTTGTATATTCAATTCTGCTCTTTCAGAATACGATTCAACATGTAGTTTTTCATTATATAACTCTGTTATTAAATCTTCCAAATCTTCTGTGAGCCAACCACCGTAATCAGTATCTAGATTCATTTCGTACCTCAATAATATGATAACCTTCTTCTTGTTTGTCAGTTGCAAACCTATTTGCATCCTTCATATTATCAAAAGTCATATATGAAAAACTAGTAGAATCTACATCAACCGAATGATTCATATGTTTGTTCATTTGTGCGTGAGACCCTGAACGTTCTGATTGTAACTGTTTATAGGTCTTCTTAACGTATTTAACCATTATACTTCCAGCCATATATACCTCTATTATACACTATATAAAGAAATTGTCAAGACTACTCTTTCTTTCTGTTTCCCATCCAATAACATCTAATACACCCTTTAATGGTTCAACGAAAGACTTGTTAAATTGAGTATCATAATCTATATATTTCTCCAACTCAAACTCTTTAGGTAAACTATTCAATATAGAAATAACCCTATCCCCTGCGGGATTTGGGTCTTTAAGATAGGCGAACTTAATCTTTTCACCTTCTTGTATAACTGAATATTTCCTAGTTAATTTGTTGGATCTGAGCATGTGATTATAGATCAAAGATCCCTTCACATGAATTGGAGTACCTTTCTTATAAACTGCCGCCGAATCTTTATACTTCTTAAGACCATTAACTGATCTAGGAAAAGCAATATCCTCCATATTCAAACTGAAAAACTTTTCTTTAAATTTCTCAATGTAAGTAATCACATCTTCTTCTGTACCTGAGACAATGATATTGAAAATATCTCTCAAGGAATCTCTAACGGCCTCAGGGGTAGAACTTTTAATTGCTTCAATGCCGACAATCTTTAATTTCGGTTCTTCATATCGAACACCCTCAGAATCATGAACGTTCAGAATATAATGTTTCTTTGCAGTCCAAATTCCTGTATCGGCAATTACCTCACGTTTCATGACCATCTTTTGTTGAAACGCATTTACATATTCTGCTAAATCATTATAAGATGTTTCAATCACTCCTTCGATTCGGCCACAAACTTTGTCCAAGAATCCAATGATTTTGTCTTTATCGACCAGACCGACTTTAGAAACAAGGCTATCAAGACAAACATATAGAGAATCAGTATCCATAGCAATAATATAATCCTTATTCACAGTACCCAATGTAGTGTTTAAGTAACCATTCACCGCATTTTCTGCCCATTGAATTGATAACTGACCTGCTGCCGTGACGGCCTCCGCATTACGTTCATCATAATATCTAAACCATTGGTTTCCCATTGCTCCATAAGCCGAATTAAGAGCAATCTTTAAATTCAATTGGAAGTTATGATATTGGGAAAGTTTGTTAGGATCTGCATCCCGTCCTTTCTTTTGTTCCTCCAACATCAACTTCTTATACTTCACTCTATCATTATACATCTTCTCCATTAACTGAGGAAGAAAACCTTGTTTATCTCTACGATAAACTGAACCATTTGGCGTAACTGTTATGTCTTTCTCTTTCCACGTACTTGTATCAAATTCCCTATTTACAAGACCATCTACACCAATGTCATCTTTCCATGATCCTAGAATAGTTTCTGGGGAAATGTTGTATTGCATGATCAAATGTGGATATAGACTGTTCAAGTCAAAACTAACAATCCATTTGTGCATACCCGTCTGAGGTGCTTTAACATAAGCCCCCTCATACATATCACCTTTGCGTTGTTTACTCTTTTGTGGAATTACAGTTTTCTCTCTTAAGAGATGGTTGTAAATAATACAATCCCACATTCTTGTCTGTGCAAACGTATCAGTAAAATTACACTTGGACAAATAACCAAGTGACATAATCAATTCCAAAAGCTTCATCTTCTTTTCAAGACGATCAACCAATATCACATCTTGAATATTGTATTCAATGAACTTCTGAAAATCTGTTCTGTACAATTCGTGTAATGTATTTACTTCAGAATAATCTAACTTCTTCTGTTTTAATTCGACATAGGCAATGTGATCTAGTCTATACGACTCTTGGTTGATATAAGTGAATTTCTTATAGGCGTCCAAGTAATCAATTTCCGATACACCATATATTTCATAGGTCTGAACTTCTTTACCACCCATACCGAAAATCTTTTGTTCCTTTACGAATCCCCACGGCGATAGTTTTTTGACCCATGATTCTCCCAATTCTCCACGAATCCGATTAACCAAATATGGAGTATCAAATGTTTTGGTATTCCAACCAGTAATTACATGAGGACAATTCTGTTGCCAATACATGACAAACTGTTCTAGTAATTGTCGTTCATCACCACATTTGTTATATGTAATTACTTCAATACCCTCTCCGACACCATCTTCATTAAATTCTCCACACCCCCAAACTTGGATATTATCGTCTATCTTAATAGTTATCGCGGTAACTTCTTCTTGAGCACTTTCGGGGTTTGGAAATCCATGTTTTGAAGCAACCTCAATATCAAGAAACATGATCTTGAGGTGTTCAAAATTGTAATTTATATCTTCAGGATATGTTTCTGCAATGAAAGAATAAACATAATTGGTATGACCATAGATCTGCATATTCTGCACACCTTCATACTTTTTTACTGAAGCTCTTGTCTCTTTAATAGTTCCCCATTGAACAGGGCCGACTGGCTGATCATCAAGAGTTCGCCAGTCAGTTTTAGTTGTGGTAGGAATGTATAAGGTAGGTTTGAATTCGTGTTTCAGATTGAAGGGGCGACCATTTTCAATACCTCTTTCGAAAATATAATCGCCAAGACATACTACATTAGTATAAAATTTGGACATTTAATTTTTAGGATACCAGTTGGTTCGGGTTTGTTTATCATAATCACTATTAATTTCATCTAATCTATTATAACACACTTTTATGTGTTTGTCAACCCATGAGCGACGAGACATAAACGCACCCAATGTAAAAAGTATCTGAAGATAAATTTTAATAATAAATTCGACTAAATAACAAAACCACTTTTGTAAACAGTTTTTCCACCTGTCCGTAATGCTGTTGTTATCTTCCGTCTGTTTGTTCCGTCTTTTCTGTATGAACAATGTATCCACCCTGAATTTGGTTGACCCTTAATATAAAATTCCAGTATGATTTGATCCCAATCTAAATTTTTAGTAATCCATTTTGCTACTTCGGGATTTGCTGTTCCTAATTGTTCAAAGTCAACAGCTTCCCCATTGCAATGCTGAGAGGTTTTTGATCCTCCCACCTTAGTATTCAAAGCGGGTGAACGATAACCACTATTAACCGTAATAACTCCAAACTGTTCTCGTACAGGTTGTAAAATTTTATGTGTTATTACTGTAAGATTAACGAGATGATCATTTGAGGGATCATTTGATATTCCAAATCTTTCGGCTGTAGGGCTTTTTGTTAATTCTCTCAACCAAAAATTTCTTGATAATTTTATGTTATCCATTACTTATTTTCCTTCACTTTCATTTTTGGCATTGCACGTGAACCAAACCAAAAACTGATAATAGCGGCGAACAATCCTTCAGTCTGTTCATCCCATACAACATCAAGTGTTGCGTTCAAATCACTACCATTTTTAATTGCTTGATACACTAACGTAATTTTAACACCTATAAATGTTAAGAAAAACACATAGGTTATAAAAGGTCTTACGAATGCTCGTAATGAGTTTATAAATCCTTTTTGTTGACCTAGAGCGGTATCATGTTGTAAAAGTAATTTCTGCTCTTCAAAATCTTTTTTTGTCTCAAATACTTTGATGTCTAAATCTACTCCTTGTTTTTTCGCTTCTAACTGGAGTTTAAATTCTTCTATTTGAGCTTTTTTGTTTTCTTTCTCTTTAAAGAAATCTATTACACTAGGAACTGCTGAACCAGCAAATCCTAATAGACTCCCTAATATTGTTAGCATTATATCCTTTTATAATTATTCACATTCGCATGGATCACAAGTACAATTTTCACAATTGCAATGTTCGTTGTTACACATTTTTTACTCCTAAATATGAGTTTTTGCTTCTATATAAATTTTGGACCTATAAACCATAAAGATAAAGTTTTTCTTATTCCTTTTGTAACAGGAGTTACTTTATGGGGTATCCATGATTTAAATATTAAAGAATCACCCGGTGAAGAAATCTCTGAAATTTCTCTAAATTTACCACCATGAAAAAGTATAAAATCACCTCCTTCATAATATTCTTCAGATAAATTTATTATTGCTGTCAATTTAATATCAATATTTTCTTCCATAGCAGCATCAGTATGAAAATCATATTCGCTAGAATCAAAAGAATCATAGATATTATAATTTACAAGACATTCATTGTGCACAGAATATAAATTAAAACCAAAATAGTTTTGATTTGCTATCAACCAATTTTCATAAATACTATTTAAAATTTCATTTAAATATTTCCATCGTGTACATGTTACTTTAGCAGTCTTAATTACAGGTTCTTCTCCATC